TGAAATTTAACTACAGAATAGGAGTTAGAGAATGAGTCTTGGTGGACTTTTGGGTGCCGTTGCAGGTGGGATCATAGGATTTTTTATCGGAGGGCCTTCAGGGGCATTCATGGGGGCATCGATAGGGTTTAGTCTTGGCATGATGGTCGATCCTGTGGCTCCAGATGTAAAATCGCCTGGCATGGCGGTCGAACCCCTTCAGGTGACATCTAATATAATTGGCACACCTATCCCTGATCTGCTTGGAACTTCAAAAATTACCGGATTCCTTCTTGCCTATGGCCTTGAACGGGCGGAGCCTCAATATACGAAGGTGTCCGGGGGCAAGGGAGGTGGGGGTAAGAAATCTAAGGAGCTTACGGGATATAAGTACTATGCCTCTTGGCAACTTGGAATTTGTTTTGGTCCAGCCGATGAACTCTATGCTATTTATAAGAATGATAACGATGCAATTTGGGAAGGGGAGTTGACGAGGCCGGTGTCGGGTGGGGTTGAAACGGTTGCAATAGAGGGTGTAGGGGCGATGCGTTTCTATTTTGGAACCGATGATCAGCCGGTAGATGCAACTGCAGCAGCACTTATTGGAGATGCAACTCTTAACTCTCCTTTGAAGGGTCTTTGTTGTGTCGTATTTGATGATTGTTGCATCGGTACTTATAACCGGCTGCCCACAATGAGTTTTGTCCTTCGGAGAACTCCGACTATAGCTTTTTCAGATAAGCATCAGATTCAGGGCTGTGACTATAACCCGATGCATGCGATATGGTATTGGTTGTCTGTCCTCGGGGGACTTCCAGAAACATGGTTACATAGTGTTGATTTTGCTGCCGTGGCCTTGGCACTTCACGGGGAAAATAGAGGGATAACAGCCCTTCTAAATCAACAGCAAAGTTTGGAGACTTATATTGAGACCGTCAATGCTCACATAGATGCTATACTCAGATATGGTTGCGACGGAGCATTTCATCCAAAGCTTATACGGGATGATTACGATCCTGATGAACTCGAAACTATCGATGAGACCATGCTCCTTGATAAGCCAGAGTTTGGTCGGGGAAGTTGGATTGGCACAATCAATGAGGTGAAAGTCCAGTATTCGGAGATTACAAATCGACCATTTATTCCATTTACTGGAGATTTTTTCGCTTTTGATATGTGTTCTGATGGAACCTTTTTTTATATCTGCGGCAGAAAAAGCTATGCAGATCCGACGAATCATAAATGTGTCGTCGCAAAGGTAAGGATTTCTAATCTTGAACTTATCCAAATGGTGGAATACGATTTTGGGGTTAATGCCAACGATGATAGTTATTACTCAATCGCTTATAGCGATGATTTCATTTATTTGGCTGGCTGGCTGAATAATAGCTGGATACAGGGAGGATCGGGAACTGCAGTAGTTCATAAGAGACCGACCTCTGACCTTTCAATTCTTAGCTGGGAATATACTTTTAGTGAAGCGGGTAAATGCTGTTATTTCAGGGATTTGGTGGTTGATGATGATAATGTTTTTGCGGTTGGAGATTATGACAGCCCATTTCCGGCTAAAGCCTTAAAGGTTAGACTCGCAAAAACAAATGGGGATTTAGTTTGGGTAAAATATATTACAGGCAATGCTGCTTGGGGAGTGAGTCAATATGAACACTATATTTACATTCATGAAAATGTTGGTGGTGTAATTAGCATTGAGAAGTTTGCAAAAATACAAAGTCCCAGTGAATATGTAATTATTAGCTATGGCGATCAGGGAGGCCTTTTTCGTGGCTGTATCGGAGGGGTGCCCCCACAAACTGAAGGGCTGTGTATTTATGTCTCTGGCCCGTCTCCTTCACAGGGGGATTCTCAGGGAATGTTGATGAAGATCAATCTTTCAACTATGGTTGAAACCTGGCAGAGGAGAAGGAATCAGGCTACGACCGGCGATGCATATGATTTCGATTTTAAGTGCGTGCAAGATGGGGTCAATGTTTTTACCATTGGTCAGACGGGTGTTACACCTCCCTATGATCAAGTATTACAAAAATTTGATCTGGAAGGAAATTTGGAGATAACCAAGATAATCGCAAATCCGGGTTCAACAAATTATTATTATTGGTACACGATTTTAGAATTGGGTAATTATATTTATCTTTGCAACTATTACGGTATTGAGAGAAGACTCAAAAGCACTCTCGAAATAGGATAAGATAATGCCAATATTTGGGCCGCCACTACCATACGAAGGTTTTGGAGAGTTTAATCCAATAAACATTAAACAATCTATAAGCGATCCTCCGGCTATTGATCCTGGGAATATGGAAATACAAGGGAGGACGGTCTCAAAGACAATTCATCTTGGTATGTTCTCGACAAATGAGAATGCTATATGGGGAGCAAATAATCAGCTTCGGAAAGAATCTTATCCCTTTGGAGGTTTGAAGATCTCTGTCAATAGGAGAGCATTTCGCCATGAAGTTGGAGATTGTTTTAAGTGGAACTATTCTCCTTACTCGGTTTCCCAGATGATATGTCGTGTTTTAGGCAAGAATGAGGAGGCGATCGAGTCAGAGAAAATCATCATTACTGCGATGGAGGATGTTTTCTCTGTCGGAAGCATGGTTGAAACTCATACGGAACCAGTAGATCATTCAATCCCAAGGCCAGACTACACCATTAGTCCTTTTGTTCATCAAGCAATCATTGAGGCTCCTTATGTAATGGTCGGAGAAAAAGTTGCATTGCTTCCTATGGCCTGTCGTGAGTCTGACCTGGATCTCGGGTTTGAAGTGTGGATGAGTATTGACGGAGGAACCTCTTATTTCCACCTCGGTACCGTCGCCAATATCAGACCTTACGGGACTCTGGCCGTGGCGTATTCAGATCAAACTTATGCCATTGACGATCAGGTGGGAATCACAATTGATTTCCATAATAATGATGTGAGCCAGGTTGAGGCTGCAACCTGGCCAGAAGTTTTATCGGGACAGAAGAATACAGCCATTATATTTCAGGCTGGAGAGGTTTATGAAATTGTCTCCTTTCAAACCATCACTCCAATTACGGGACTTCAGTATAAGCTGGAGAATGTGATTAGAGGAAGGTATGGGACTGAGAAGCTTAATCATTCAATAGGAGAAGATTTCTATATCATCAACATGAATGCATCGATTGTCGAAAATGAAGAGATCCTTGCTGGGGTGACACGAAAATTTAAATTTGTTCCTTATAACTCAAAACAGGTCGGTGATATTTCAGATTGCACAGTCGGAGAACTTGCGATCACTGGAGTAGCGTTTACTCCATATAGGCCTAAGAATTTTTGTGCCAATGGAAGTTCCTTCGCTTCACGATATAATACAGATATCATTTTGACCTGGTCTCCGAGATACAGAGGTAAAGGGTCGGGGGTTGGAATATTTGGAGTCAATCTTCCTGATTCTGACAGAGAAGGTCTTTTTAGTGTGGAAGTTTGGGTAGGAGGAATCAAGGTAAGAACGACTAATGCGATTGACGCCGCTGCTTGGACATATACGGAAGCAATGAATTTAGAGAATAATGGATCGTTGGCTGACGAAGTGCTTTTTAAATTGTCGAATTATTTAGCTGAGGCAGGTATTGTCTATGAGTCAGATCAAGCGGAAGTGATCTGTCTTAAAAATCTTGGAGGATTATCATGACAACCAAAAAATATGATCTTCATACCGTTGAGTACTCTGTTCAGGGGGCAGATGCAATTTTGACTTCTGATATGGAACAGCTTGATGATGTAATTTCAACTCGTATTCTTGGAATCATTGGTGAGACAGTTGCTGATTATAAAGCTTTATATCTAAAAGCCTCCGATAGCAAATGGTATAAGGCCCAAGCTAATGGAGTAAAACAACCTTGTCAGGGGATCGCCATCGAAGGCAAGGATATAGGAGATGCAGACGAGGTGATCGGAACCGATACCTTAAATTATACTTGTATACGGGATCATGTATCTGACAGCACTAATAAACCCGTAACCGGAGCCAATTGGGCTATCTATTGGATACAGGCAGGATCGTCGGGAATCGCATGGGTAAGCGGGACGACTTATATTAGTAACGAAATACGCATTCACCGGATGGGGGAGATCGCAAATGCTGGATGGGCATGGCCAACTGTCGGTGCTCCGATCTATCTCGATCCAAATACAGCAGGGGAATTGACTCAGACGAAGCCCCCTAATAATGCCCAAGTGGTGGGTTATGCGCTTTCTGCTACCTCCATGATTGCTCTTATTGAACCGTTTAAAAAGCAGACGTTTGCCAGAGGGGGGACGATCTTGAGCCCAAGCGGTGCCATAAATGTCATCGTCTGGTATGCTCCGATTGCCTGCGTGCTTACCGCCGTTAAGGGTTATAGGGTGGGAGGGACCGGAGCCACCATAAATGCGAGGCGCAACGGGGCGAGCAATCATCTTGCCTCGGCCTTATCTTTGACCAGCGCCGATGTCTGGATGGATGGTGGGGCTGTTCAGAACACCGCTTACTCTGTTGGAGATAAACTGGAGATGATGGTTGTTAGCGTCGCAGGATCTCCGGCTCAGATAGCGGTACAGGTCAATTTTGAAGCCAGTAATTAGGAGAATTAAATCATGAGTTGGTTAACAGGTTGGTCATATAGGAAGTTAATCACTCTTAGTCGTGCCTCTGGTGCTGTTGCTAACTACCAGATGTTGTTGAATATTGCCTTTGATTGGTGGTGGAATTGGGTTAAACATGGGAGTAATCCAATAATTTCCTATGGTAGTCAGTCTTGGGAACAGGATGCCATCTATGCACCTACTGTGTTGTTGGAAAGTGGTGTATTTAAGATGTGGGCTAATGGTCATAATGTTGCGGCTGGACATGATTACATTGGTTATCTAACATCGAATGATGGAATCTCATGGGATTTTTATGGTGGCAATCCTGTTCTTAGTCCTGGCGGAGGTGGTTCGTGGGATGCGGGGGATGTTGGGGAACCTTGTGTCTTAAAGGTTGGCTCAACTTATTATATGTATTATGCAGGGTCAGCCGCAGAGGTTGGTGGGTATAATAATGAAATTGGGTTGGCTACAGCACCTTCTCCAGAAGGTCCGTGGACAAAATATGGGTCAAATCCAGTCTTAGCAAAAGCCCATAATGCTGATGAATATTGGGTTGGTGGACCTACGGTTATTTATGATACTGTAGCTGGTTTGTGGAAAATGTGGTATACAGGGGTTAGAAGTGATTATACCATTCCTGGAATCTTTTATGCTACAAGTGCCGATGGAATCACGTGGATTCGACATGGTTTAGTGGTTGCAAATTGTGGAAGTGCAGGAGTGGTTGCTTTACCTGGTGGTGGGTATGCTATGGTGGTTGCAAATTATAATACCAGTACAAGTGCTGGTTTGCTTTATAGTGTTGATGGTATTTCATGGTCTTATAAAAATTCGACTGCTTGGGGATTGAGTGGGTGGGATTATATTAGGGTACAAAGTCCTTCTGAACCAGTGTTGATTGATGGTCATTGGTGGATTTGGTATGGTTCTCCAAGCAATGTCGGTGGAACGCAATTTAAGATCGGATTGGCTCGGAGTATTGATTTTGAAGGTAATGTTTCGTTGGAAGGTAAGTGTCAAGGTGATTTTGATGATGTAAGACTTACTAAGGCAGATGGGGAAATGTTACTTGATTATTGGATTGAATCTGTTGTAGCAAATCAATATAGTAAAAGTCAGATTGAGTTTGATTCCATTGGGACTGGGGCAACTACTTTCTATGTATATTATGGGAAAGCCGATGCGGTAGCAGTGTCAAACATCCTTGATACTGTTATCAAGGGCGATGATGGGGTAGCAGGGAATTTCACAGAATCGGTTGCTGGTTCGGCAGTCCTTTCACATACCAGTGGGAAATATAAAATCACCGAAGATTCCGTTGATGATGCTTTCGCCGCTGGTTGCATTCTTTCCGATTGGTATTTTTTGGCTTGGATAAAAGAATATCCAGTCATGTCTGGACTTGACAATGCTCAAACTTATTTTGGACTATTCGATTCAGCGACGGTTGCAAATCTATTGGGGGCTTCAGGCACTAAGGGGGCATTAAGGCGAGTTACTATTCACAGGTATAATACGGGAACTTCTTATTCAAATCAGGTTATACTTAGGTATTTGGATGCTTCTGATGTCTGGCACTATTGGACAGGAAGTGCTTGGACTACAGATGTTACAAGGTTGGATTTTGGGGCCGTAACTCTGCAATTCAAAATCTGGTCAGATGGAACAAACTTTTTGATGGATATTTTAGGTACAAATAATGTTAGTAAATTGACCGCTCCAGCCTCAATTGCGATCTCATCGGTTAAGGCATTCTCAAGCGGGAAATGTCTTGCTTGGGCTGAACCGTTTACGGATACTGGATATTCGACGGTCAGTATAGATAATTATTTCGTTGTGCAATATCGCGACCCAGAACCAGCCTGGGGGAGTTGGGGGAGTGAGGAGGAAGAATTTCCCCCATCTGGAACAAGTTTCGTGGCATGGATCAATTAGAAGAAGGGAGCAACAAATGAGAAAATGGATTAGCGAAAGAAAACTTATTTGGATGTCATCGCTGTTGGTGGGATTGTGTGTTGGCTTGTCCATTAATTTTTATGAGCTTTCTCGTGTCGCTGAGGCCGAGGTGAAGACTGAGACATTTTATCCGATAAAGAGATCAGATCCAGGTAGTGATGACTTTAGCTATTGGCGGGGACGGGTGGATTCAAAGCTGGAATCCATCGACAAAAAGCTTGATGAGTTTTGTGGCCAGATTGAAAAGTTAAATATAAATTTAACAGAAGTTCGTGTACGCAGGCTCCATTCCGATCCAGCTGAGCGTAGAATCTTCGTACAGCTTCGAGGAGGGCATTCTGACGAGTTTTGTCACGTGGATAGATTGAGTCTGATCTTAAAAAAGGAGAAGAAAAATGTCTGAACCGATACAGCAAGTTGCCCAGGTTACCTTCACTCTTACTCAGGTGGTCGCCTTCGTCGGGGGAATCGTAAGCCTTGCGGCTATCGTCATCGGTTTTTTCATCAGGCGAAGCGTGTTCAAAGAGATCGATGATCTGAAAGAGAACAAGCAAGCTAAACCTCATTGTGAGCAACAAAAGGCTCTGTGTAATCAAGAGACTCAGACGATGT